TCCGCACGTCGGCCAGGAACGCATAATCCGCATCCGGCGCATTCCCGCGTCGGGCAGGGCGCCGCCAGCGGTTCAGCCGCCCATTGCGATCATGTTGTCCAGTGCTGCCGCCAGTTGCGGCGGAAGCTTCTTCTCCCGGCGCTCCGCCCGGGATTTGATCCCGTTCGCCGCCCGGGCAGAGAGCCAAAACCCGCGCAGGTGCCTGCCCGTTTCCAGCGTGTGCGACAAGGAAGACACGGCGGCGGCGCTGGGCGACTCCGAAATATTTCGCATCCAGCACCCGCCATCCGATACCGTAGCCGAGCGCAGCCAGCGCACCGACGAACCGGCCCCAATCTCGGCCGTCGTGAGATGAAAGGATTCCGGGGACGTTTTCGACGAGCGCCCACCGCGGACGGACGGCTTCAATGACATTTAGATACTCCAGCGTAAGGTTGCCGCGGGCGCCGGCCATGCCGGCACGCTTCCCCGCGGTCGAAAAGTCCTGGCACGGCGGACCGCCGACAATCACGTCGGCGGTGCCCGCGTACCGCGTCCAATCCGCTTTGCTCACGTCCCCGACATTCGGTACGCCGGGCCACTTGTGCGCCAGCACCGCACACGCCGCCGGATCGATTTCCGCGAAGGCAACGGGCACCCACCCGAGATCAAGGCGCTCCAGCGCGGCGCTCGCCGCCTCCATGCCAGAAAACAGCGAGATATAACGCATACGGTATGTTTCCCCGCCCAGCGGCGATCCGCCGCGCAAGGAAACATCGTCCCATGCTCGGCCGGCTCCGGGCAGCGGCGAATGCACGGCCGAACAGCCCAATCTGTTGACGGGAATACCGTGCGGCAGGCCCGGAATCCGGCCATCCGCGCCGATAGGCCGTTGTTTTCCCACAGTGTCCGCGCCGTGCGCACACAGTGCAGACGCCGCACCCGCACCGTAAAACACCGTGCGCCGACAGCACACACACAGCAAAAAGCCGTGCCAGAATAATACTGGACACGGCTAGCCAAATGGAGGTTTCCCCCATGCATTTGTGTTGCCAAATTATGTTAAGGCGTTGCCCTGAAACACACCTTCCATCCCAGGAAATGTGTTTCGCAACCCACGTAAATCTGTTTTCAAATGATGGTGTAACGGGGGGAGGAAGTCCAAAGCGTCAGAAGCACTGCCCTATCCTCCGCCGTCAACCTAATCCGGTGCCGTTGCGTTCCTAATATGGTTGAAGAAGGCCATTTTGGCCGTGTTTTGCCACGATACGGCGGGTTATCGCTTGGAAGTGGCGCCCATCCCCCCTGAACGGCGGCTTTCCCTGCCAGCGGGGCCATCTTCCGGGGGCGTGGCAGGGGCAGCAACGGACGGATCGGCACGCCTCAGCGCGGGAACGGGGTGCGCGTGGAAGAGGCCGTTTACCCGGCAGGCCCAGTCCGCCAGCTCCGGGGATACCGTGGCGCCGTCGGCGTCGAGGAGCATCGATGCCAGCCGCCGGGTGTGCCCGTTAACGTGGCCGAACAGGCGGGCCGCGGTTTCCCGCTGCCCCCAGCCGAGAACGGACAGGGCAGCGGCAACCGCCAGGCCAGCATCAGTGGCCGGGGTTGACATAGTTGACATATCGGCGTTCCTCCATGATTGAAAAGGGCGGGCCACACGGCCCGCCCGGGTTGCCTCATAGCTGCGCGTACACGGCCCCCGCCGCTTCCATCGCCAGGCGGTATGCCACGCCTTGTTTTGCCGCCCGCTCCCACCACATGTTGCGTTCCAGCGTCCCGCCGGCTTCCGCGGTGCAGGCTTCCGCGCCGAGCATCCAGCCCGCCGCATCCGCGTGAAGCATTTGCAGCAGCAGCGCGGGCTCGTCCACAACAACCGCCGCCGTGTCGCCGTCCGAGAGGCTCGCCAGCCCCGCCGAGCGGACCAGCTCCGCCGCCGGCTCGCCGGGAAGCAGGCTCGCCGCGCAGAACACCGCCGCCCATTGCGCCGGTGTAAGCCATATTTGTTTCGCCATCGTCGTATTCTCCGCCTGGTTTGCAGCCGCCATCACGGCTATAAGGATAGTGTAAGGGCCGCGCTGGCCCTGCCAAAGAAAAATCGGCAAACATCACGGGCCTTCATGTAATACCTGCCTCGCGTTTGGCGCATGGCACGCCGCCCCCTATGCACGGCTTCGCTTGCGCCCCGACGCGGGCCGGTGTTTTCCTTTCAGAACAACGATTTGAGGGTGCAGCAGCCGTGACAATCGCCGCCGCTTCAGACGCCGCCACCATCCCGGCGCGTGAGCTTTCTGCCGCCGAGATCGTGGCGGGCGTAGTCCAACGCTACGCTGCGGACAGGAAAATCGACGCGCACAGCCTGGTCCAGGCGCTTGCATCGCTTTCCGCCGACGCCGACGCGCTGCGTGCACGCCTGGACGCCGGCGGGTACCGGGCGCCCGTATCGCGGGAGCCCGTCACAGAAGCGGCGGACCCCGTAGGACGCGGCATCGCATGGCGCAAGCAGGCTGACCGGTTTGGGAATCACGTGAGCATCGCTGGCCTGGCGGTCGGCACGAAGTTCCGGATCGTGCATCACACCGAGCCCCTGCGAAGCAAGCAGCACGCGGCCGCATACGCGCGGCCGGGGAAATTCGTGCGCATTTCAAGTTACGTCTCCCCCGTTGCGAACCGGGAATCCTGGATCCGGGTGGGCGGCTATCATGTCGTCTGGCTCGCCGGCAAGGTGTGCAAAGTCGAGATGCGCGACGGCGGGCCTGACATCGGCGGAAGCCTCCGCGCCATCGAAAACGACAATTTCGATGAAGTCGTCCTGCACGTATTGGAAGCGATACGTTCCGTGGCTGATTGCTGGGAGACAAAGGAACCCGGACAGCCCGCGCCCGCGCCGGCGCCGCCCGTGTAAGTTTCCCTTTTCCGCGGCCGGACCAGGCTATAAGGTTTCGCTGGTTGGTGATTTGGCAGGCGGCGGCGCTGGGGCAACCCGGCGCCGTTTCCATGTCCGTGCCACGGCTTTTCGCTTGCGGCCGCCCGCCGCGATATGGACGCGGCAGGCGCGGCGGTTGAAGGGGGCACGTTTCCTTGTCACAATGTGGCATCCCCCGGAGAAACCCCGTGACAGAAACAACAGCGGAAGAACGGCGGCGGGCCGCGCTGGCATGGCCCGCCAGCGCCCCCGTGGTGCGCGACGACACTGTGACAAGCCAGCCGGGCATTGGCGGGCCGGCGAATGGCATGGGCTGGGGATCGAATGGCCGGACGTCAGCCCGCACCGCGCCGCGCCCGGAGTTTTCCCCCGGCATGGCACACCTCCGGGAGGACACCGCGGAACGCCAGCAATACCGGCGGATGAACCGCGCCGCACGGTCCGCGAAAACGGCGCGGATGATGCAGATCATCGAGGAAATCGCGGAAGATGCCGAGGCGAGCCAGATGATCAGGCTGAGCGCGGCCGACAAACTTTTGGACAGGCTTGAGGGCAAGCCGGTGCAAAAGCAGGAGGTTGAGCTTTCCGGGCCTGACGGCGAGCCGCTGCAAATCGAGGCCGTCCGCCGGATTATCGTGGATCCCTCCGCGCTGGCAGACGATGCAGCTTGATATCCAGACGCCGCGGGCCTTCGCCCCGCTTTTGTTCCCCAACCGATACAAGGGGGCCTTCGGGGGCCGGGGTTCCGCCAAGAGCCACTTTTTCGGCGAATCGCTCGTTGAGAAACACGTAATGCTGCCTGGATCGCGTTCGGTCTGCATCCGGGAAGTCCAGAAATCCCTCGAGCAGAGCAGCAAGAAGCTGATTGAAGACAAAATCAAGAAGCTCAAGGTGCAGCATCTTTTCCGGGTGCTGGACGACAAGATAATCACACCCGGCAACGGAATAATCATCTTCGCTGGTATGCAAAACCATACGGCGGACTCAATCAAATCGTTGGAATCGTTCGGCACGGCGTGGGTTGACGAGGCCCAGGCGCTCAGCCGCCACAGCCTGAAAATCCTCCGGCCCACAATCCGGGCGCCCGGTTCGGAGATATGGTTTTCCTGGAACCCGGCGAAGCCGTCTGATCCGGTTGACGATTTCTTTCGGGGCAGCGGGGCCGGCCGCAAGAATGCGATCTGCGTGGAAGCAAACTGGCGCGACAATCCGTGGTTCCCACCCGAGCTGGAAGCCGACCGCCAGGAGGATTTGCGGTTAATTCCCGAGGAATACGATCATATATGGGAAGGCGGCTACATCACCATCACGGAGAGCCTGATCTTCAAGGGCAGGGTTTCCGTGGAGCCGTTCGAGACGCCGGCGAATGCCCGGTTCCACTTCGGCGCGGACTTCGGATTCGCACGGGATCCAAGCACCCTGATCCGCGCCTGGCTCCGTGACAAGTGCCTGTAGGTCGACTTCGAGGCCGGCGGAGTGGGTATCGAGATGGACGCCATGGCGGCGCTCTATGATACAATTCCCGGTTCCCGTCGCTGGCCCATCAAAGCTGACTGTTCCCGCCCCGAGACGATTAACCACGTGAAGCGGTTCGGGTTTGCCATCAGCGCGGCGAAGAAGTGGCCGGGGAGCATCGAGGACGGCATCGCATATCTCAAGGGATTCGAGCGGATCATCATCCATCCCCGATGCACGGAGACGGCCCGCGAATTCCGCACGTATTCGTATAAGGTTGACGGCAAAACGGAAGAGATCCTGCCGATCGTAGTGGACCGCAACAACCATTATATCGACGCCGTAAGGTATTCCCAGGACGGCCTGATCCGCGGCCGCGGCCCCATGAAGATCAGCAAATCCGCCATCGCCGGCGGACGGCATTGATGCGCAAGGAAAACACACTATGACGCCCAGGCGCCCCTACCGCACGGCGGCACGCCCCGCCGGCGTGACGATCTCCGCCGGCGCCATGATGAGGGCCCGCGCCATGCGGCCGGCCGCAGCCGCCAGGGCGCGGGCCGTCTGGACGCTGCCTGCGCCGCCGCCGGGTGTGATCCCAGCCGACGGTATCGCAATGGACTCCGCCGATGGGATGCAGGGGCTTTTGGCTTGGGCCGCGAGTGGCGGCGGTGTCGAACAGGGCCTTTCCGGGGCCGACGTGTTCCGGTTCCCCGGCTATGTTTTCCTTTCCGAGCTTTCCCAGCGCCCGGAATACCGGCGGATGGTTGGATGCCTGGCACAGGAGATGACGCGGAAATGGTGCCGGCTCACTTCGTCCGGCGACGACGACAAGCAGGCCAAGCTCACCATTCTTGCGGCTGCGATGAAACGCTACCGCGTCCGTGACGTCTTCCGCACACTTGCCGAGCACGACGGCACTTTTGGCCGGATGGGGCTGCTGTTCGACACCGGGCACGCCGACGATCCGGCAGAAATGGAAATCGAGCTGAAGGCGAGCGCCGAGAAAGTGCCGGTTGGCGGGCTGAAGGGCATCCGTGCCATTGAGCCGATTTGGACTTATCCCGGCCCCTACAACAGTACGCAGCCCATCGCGCCAGATTTCTACCGGCCCGAACACTGGTATTGCAACGGCCAGCGGATCCACCGCTCCAGGCTTTACGTCGGAACGAGCCGGGAGGTGCCGGACATTCTGAAGCCGTCGTACATGTTCGGCGGCGTATCGCTTATAGCGCTGGCGAAACCATACGTCGATGCCTGGCTGCGCACAAAAACGTCGGTGGCGGACCTGCTGGACTCGTTCACGACGTGGGTCCTGAAAACGAACCTGGCGGCGACGCTTGGCGGCGGCGACGGCACCGAAATAGCCGATCGGGCGGACCTGTTCTGCGCATACCGCAGCTCCCGCGGACTGTTCGTAATTGACAAGGAAACCGAGGATTTGGGGAACATCAGCGTGCCCCTGTCCGGGTTGGATCAGCTCCAGGCGCAGTCGCAGGAGCACATGGCGAGCGTGGACGGAATGCCGCTGGTGGTGCTGCTTGGCATTACTCCGCATGGTCTGGGCGCCACGGCAGAGCCGGAAATGGATGCCTGGCGGAATCGCATCCATGCATTGCAGGAGCACCTTTTCAACGCGCCGCTGGCACGGGTGATGGATCTGATCCAGCTTTCCGAGTTCGGCCTGATTGATCGGGAAATTGGCTTTGAATGGCTGCCGCTCGAGGAAGAGTCCGACGCCGACAAGGCCGCGCGGCGCAAGACGGAAGCCGATACGGCGAAAGTGCTGATTGACGCCGGAGTAATAAGCCCCGACGAGGAGCGGCAGCGCCTCGCGGCGGAAGAGGGGAGCGCGTACGGCAATCTGGATCTCAGCATCGAGATCACACCGCCGGGCCAGGAGGCAGGCCAGGAGGGCCAGGACGGCCCCACAGGCGGCGATCCGTCTGGTGGGGCACAACCTCCCGGCGGAGAGCCTGATCCCGCCCAGGAAGCCCCTGGCGGTCATGGCGGCGGCAATCCGGCGGGTGCGCCGCAGGGCAGCGGCCCGCAGGCCGGGCCACAGCCAAGCAAAGGTGCGCCACAGGCGGCACACGACACCGAGCATTGGATCACCGCGCACCCAAACGGCGGCGAGGGCGTACCGCTGCTTGTCGAAGGCGGGCTATGCGGCGTTTACACCGTCAAGGGCGGGGCTGGCGGAAAGCTCGACGGAAAGACAGTAACGCCGACGAGCATGAGCAAGGCACTTCCGGGCAATGCCGACGCCGAAAAGCCGCTTACGGCCGCCGAGCACACGGATCGGGCCAGTCGCCACCGCGCAGAGCAGGAGAAGCACCAGAAGAAGATCAACGGAGGCGATTTCGTGACCGACGCTGAGGAAGACAAGATCCACCGGATGCGGAATTTCCACGCCAGCCGTGCCGATATGCACGAGAAAGCGGCGCGGGCAGCGGCACCGGCCGATCACCAGGCAGAGGCACATAGCCACTGGAACGCAAAGCAGGACGCGCGGAGCAAGCAGCAACAGCACGGCGCGGAAGCACTACGGCTGGAAGGAGAAGCCGAAACGGCGAAGGAAAAGGGAAACGACGGGGAACACCGCCGGCTGACGGAGCAGGCGGCGCGGCACGCGGCGTTGCGCAACAGCTACGCGGCAGAGGCAATGGCGCACCACGCCGCGGCAGAGGCGGCGGAAGCGGCACACGCGGCATCCCCGGCAGGCATCGCGGCGGCGAAGAAGCGGGCCGACGATCTGGCGGACGGCAGGGCGAAAGCAGCCGAGGCGCACGAGCAGGGAGAGAAGAACAAGGCGGCGCTGGCCGTGAAGGAAACCGCGTGGAAAAAGGCAGAGGCCGAGGAAAAGAAGGCCGAGAAGGAAGCCGCCAAGCCGGGCCTGGACACTCACCTGGGCTTGTCCAACCACCACAGGGAACAGGCGTCGTGGCACCGCGGCGAGGCACAGAGCGCCAGGCATGACGCCGCGCAGGCCAAGAATTTTGGGTTGAAGGAAGAGGGCGCGGCGCTGGAAGCGAAGGCCGGGGAACACAAGAAGCAGATGGCGATCCATGCCGCGGCATACAAGGGGCATCTGGATGCGCACCATGCCGGAAAGACGCTTGCCGCCGGCGCCGGGGACGGCGCCGGCTGCCAGAGCTAGAGGACATCCGCCGTGTTCATCGCCAGCAATCTCCGCCAGCGCCGCGTCAACACGGGGGAGATAATCCTCCCCCCGTGCCAGCCGAACGCCGGCATCGCCGCGGCATACCGGCGGGATCTGACGGCGGCGGTCGACGACATGCACCGGAGCCTTGTCTATTGGCTGACGGAATT